GTTTGGTCTGCCAATATAAACAACCTTTTGGATATTTCCTGGATGGAAGTCAGCGAACTCCATGCCAGATGCCATTGGCAAATCAACAGTAGTTGTTCCGATAGGACACTTCAAGATTATTGCAACTTCATTACACTCAGTGGCATTAGCTGCGATAGTCCAGCGTGACCAATCTTCGTCAGGTAACAACTCCCAAAGGAATGGGAGATCTGGGTCATCGTTCAAAAAGATAACACGACCCTTGTGTGCTTTAATCATCTCAACAGTTTTATCCCAATACTTCTGATAGAACTGTAGATTAGTTCCACCGAACTCTAGCATGAGAACATCACACTCTTGATATGTGTCGAAAGTTTCAAACCCATCATCTTTAGTTGCATCAGTTGCTTCTGACAGTGGGATAATTCGATGACCAAACTCAAGCATGTTCTTGAACAGAGCAACACGTTTCTCAACCCATGCTCCACGAACACCATTCTCTTTATTGGTCAAACCAATCTTACCAGAAACTCTGCGATATCCAACTCGTGTTCCTGTGTTGCTAGAGTTCTTAGAATAGAACCACTCTAGCAATCTTTCTTCACCAAGAAACTCATGTAGTGACATAATAAACCTTACGCAAAAAATTCATCAAGGGATCCAGACTTTTGTGCTTCTGGATGATATTTAAGCAACTCTTGTTCTCCCAACTTGTCTCGGCAGTATTCATACCATTCGTCAGAAGTCCACATACCTTCAGATACACCATTCCAAAGTTTACGTTGCAATGGATGCTCAGGATTCTTTCTACGAGATTCAACAAAGTCATAACGACAGTTCTCATATTCCCAAGAACCCAACTCAAGCATCTTCTCACGGAAGTAGCAAACCAAACTGATACGCTCAGATCCTTCTTCGCAAACGATAGGAGTATTACCATGCATAACATCGTGGTTGTTAATCAACAGCAAATCGCCTGGACGTGGGTTAACAGCAACACGATACTCAGGTGCAATCAGATAACCACCACTGTAACGTCCATCGTTTGATAATGTCAATAGATTGAAAGACCACTATTCAAATCGCCAACGTCATAGTGAGCAGCAGTTCTGAAAGTTTTATTCACAGTGATAGTTGTGAATGGAGTTCCAGGGACTAGGAAACGAGGGTCAACTTGTCTCGCTGCTTTCATCTGTGCTTCATAACGCTGTGGAAGTAAATCTTTGAAACCATTAGCCAATGTTTGTAGGAATGGATAAGCAAGTGCAAACTTCTCTGGATTCTTGGCAGTGTAAGATGTTGCACGACCATAAGGAATGCGAGGATAACGATCGAACCAACCAGCGATACCTGAATAAACAGAGTTAGCGTAAGTAGTTGCGCAAATCAATTCATCAGCAACAAAGTTTGCTTCTTTAATCTGCTCACTTCTTGGTAGATTACGAACTTTCTCAACCCACTGATCGAAATTAAAATTGGTTGACTTAGTTCTTTCAATAGACCAAACATTATTGCGATTAGATGGAGTAGGTGGTTTACCTTTGTAGCGTTTGATAATGTCCTCAACAGGATCTCCTGCAAGACCAGAATATGGATCTAGGAAATACTCAACCATTTCAGATTCATACTCAGTAACCCATTCACGATTACCCAACTTCTCACCACGTGGACCTGCTGCAGCACCACGATTCTGTGTTTCAGTTGCAGCTTCACGAAGACGTGCATACGCTTGGTCTTGTTGTTCTTTGGTGAAGAAGTTCTTACGGAACTTCAATACAATCCTGTCTTCATTGATAGGATCTTCACCATAAGGTGCTGGCATGTAAACATCAGTATCTTCTTCAATAAGATGATCGTAATGATTCTCGTCAACGAATTGACCAATCAAATGTTTACAATCAATCTTTTTATCGGCAACAATAACTTTAACTGCCATTTTTATTCTCCTTAAAACTTAAATCCACTAAATTCGTTTTCACTATGTAGTCTTTTTCCAAAATCACTTCTGTCAAATACAGGACTATCATCATCTTGTCCTGCATCAGCCAATCCAGATTGCGCAGAAACTTCAACATCATACAACTTCATTTTACTTCTGTCAATACCAATAACGAAACGCTTATAGAAGTTTGGATCGTTATATCGATTCTTCAACTGCTTCACGATAATCTGATTCAGTTGTTCTAGTTCTTCATTGCTTACAAGTGCGAACATAAAATCAGCTGTCGCAGGTAAGCCAAATGATTCTGAAGTATCTTCAAGTCCTGGGTCTGAGTTTGTAAATCCAGATCTAGTTGTTTGAGTTGCACTAACAATAGGTACGTTGTATTCAACAGCCAATCCCCTTAACTCTTCAGCAATCGCCTTAATATATGTATAAGAGTTTACACCATGCGTTTGTTTCATTCTTGACGAAGCACAAATATTCAGATAATCAACAAAGATAATCTCTGGAGTAAATTCTCTTTTCAACTTTAACTCTTCCAATAATGCACGGAAGTGACCAGCGTGTGCACCTGCAGTTGGATATTCTTTGACAATCAATGTTCCTTGAGTCTTAGTAGCAATCTTCTGCAGTCTAGAATCAAAGATATCCTTGTCAATCACTTTCAATTCATCCATAGTCAGGTTAAGTAAGTTCGCATCAATACGTTCTGCGATTCTTTCTTCAGCCATCTCCATTGTTATGTATAAAACATTTTTACCTTGCATCAGAACACTGGCTGCAACATGACACATAAACAACGACTTACCAACACCTGTTCCTGCCAAAGCAATATTCAAAGTTTTCTTGCTGAGTCCACCTTTGGTGATTTTATTGAACATCTCAAGATCGAAAGAAATTTTCTCTTCAACCCTGTGATAAAAATCATACCGATCATCAGCATCTTGAATGTAGTCATGACCAACATGATTATCAAAGCAAACACCAAGTGCTTCGCTAAGAATAGTAGGGATCGCATCTTGCTGATGAACTTTGTCCCTACCATCGATAATCTGGATTGATTTAAGAATTGCATTATACACTGCCTTATCTTTACAAAATTTCTCAGTCTGACCAATCAACCATTCTTCATTTGGTTCTTTGTTAGTCAATTCCTTAGCATACTGTAAATATTCAGGAACTTCTTTATCAGTTAAACCCTTAAGATTATTAATCTCTATAGCCAGAATTTCTGGGGATGCTGGTTTATTATACTGCTCAAAGAACTGCACTAAAATTTTAGCAATCGCATTTTCTTTTCTATCAGAAAAATAGTCAGTCTTTAAATGGGGTACTACCTTACGACAATACTCCTCATTGTGAATCAGGTTCGAAAGGATCGCCTGTTCTATTCTCATCAATACCACCCGTATACGTTAAATTGTTATTAGCAATACCTTCATGAATAAGTTCTTGAAGTATGTCACCTATGTATTTCTCAAATGGTTTCATATCTGTGATGATTTTATCATTGTAATCAAGAACTTCATATTCAAAATGAATCTTTAGTTTATCATTGACTTCGTCTTCGTCAAAACTAACTTTACCATATTGGTATATTATACCTTCATATGCACCATCTGTCAACTTTATCGCATCATGTCCAGTTGTTCGATTTTGCACAGTCACATAATTTTTCATATTACTCATCATCTAAAGCAGCAAGTTCTGCATCAATATCATCATCTTTTAGAATTTCAGTGGCAGAAACTTGATACTTGTTTCTCACAAACTCATAGAAAGATTTTTGTTGTAATACTGGCAACCAGAAATCTTTGCTGTCTGTTTCTTTTAGGCGATATTTCTTTTCATCAACTTCGCCTGTTTCTTTATCTACCTTTTGATACCAACCATTGGAAGGTTTGATGACATGTCCAGATTCAAGTGCAATGTCGAGTAAACCAGACCAACGGCTAATACCACCATCAAAAGATACGCTAACAGGGATTTTAGATTTTTCACGGACATATCTACTCTTTTCTACGTTAATAATAAAGTTGTATCCAACAACCTCAGTTCCTTCTTTCTCTTGCTGACGACCAAGGATAAAAATATTGTCAGCTGAATAATAAGATCCAGTTCCACCACCAACGATATCTTTCGGGAACATACCGATCTCTTTATATGTATGATTAACAACAACTAGAGGAATATCTTTGATAGTCAAGTGTGGTGTAACCATACGGAACAATGACTTCATTTGTTTTGCTCGACTCATGTCAGCAACTGCTTTTTGTTCCAACGCATCTTCAACTTCTTTCTGAGATGCAAGGTTACCAATAGAAGCGATAACAATAATTACATGATCACCACGTTCAATATTGGTTAATTGTTGCATAATGTCAAACTACAAATGCTCAACATCAGTCACAGGAGTATGAACAACTCGCTCGGTATCAATACCGAAACTATCAAAATAAGATTGCGGTGTTCCAAACTCAGAATCATAGAATAGAACTACACCATCATCATATTTTTCAAGATACGCTTTAGCCATCAAAAGACTGAATGCAGTCTTGAAGTGTTTGCTCGGACCAGCCCACATAGTCAATCCTGGAGTAAGACCACCATCCAAACGACCAGATAATGCAACATTGATTACTGGGATGGAAGTTGGAATCATGTCCTTCTTGGTGAAGAACTTTGACTGCGATAAAATTGCAGTATCTTTAATAGTGCTATTCTTTTTAATTTTGTCTAGTATGCTCATTTTCAACTCCTAAAATTTTATTATACACGAAATATGTTTATTTGTAAAGTTTATGTTGTGGGTTGGATTTGTGATGTGGGACATCGAATACAAAAGTAACCCGAACTTCATTGCCAACATTTTCAGTCCCATGTGGTAATTTGTTGTTAAACCACAATAGAGTT